TTCCGGACGAAGATCGCGCGGTACGCCATGAGCCTGTAGTTGAGCCGCCCTCTTTCCCGAGCGTGCGACCAACCGCAGACCGTTGCAGGTAATACCCGCCGTCAGTCAGAGACCAGATGGCCGGATATATGGCGGCAGGCGGAACCCACCCACCGCCTCCACTGAACGCGGCCCTGAATGGGTCTCGAAAGATCGGGCGGAATATGTCGGAGAACATTATTCAACAACCACTAACGCCGGCGACTGAATTTCCGTGTGCTGCAAAAGCACGTTGCACGCTGGCGCCGTTGACGCGGTCAGTTTTGCGCGCACAAGAGTCCCCCGCGCAATGGTAACAACCTGAGACTGGATCGGGGCTGAAAATGAGGCCGCAGAAGTCATCGCCAGCGTTGACTCGTTTGCGTCTGCAAACTCAATAACGAGAGTTCCGCCGCCTAAAGAATCGCCGGACCTGTTTGCGACAATGAAGTCGCCACCAGAAAGCACTCGGTACCAGTCGCCGGTTGCGTTTCCTGTCGCCTGAAGAATGTACATATCGAATCTCCGTTTAAGTCAAGCGATTATATAGCATTCCCGCATGTGTCTGTTGCGCCAGCAGGATAGGATGTTCCGGTCATGTCTGATGCTGCTGTGAAAACTTGCGCTCCAACCATCTTGCCGGAATCGCCGGCAGGGCAGGCCGGCTGCTCAAATACAGCCACCGCCGCGAACCACTCGCCGCCGGTCAACGCAGACGACGATAGCGACAGACCAACGTTGTCGAAATACACCGACGCCGCATCACCGCTGCCGTCAATCATCACACCGATGCGGGCCGGGAGCGTGGGCGGAGTTGATGCGTACACGCTGGAACCGTCAAGCGACACGTCTACGGCATTCGTGCCGTCTGCCAATCTCGACAACAGAATCGTGACCTTCTGCGCCGCGAGCGATTCCATCAGATACATTCTGACGCTGTATGCTTCTGCGCTGGCACCACCGCCTACGCTGGCTGGGATCGCCGGTGCCCACTCAATAGTTTTTTTGCCTGACGCAAAATTTATACGGATTGGCTCGCCGCTGATGGCGCCAGCCGGGCAGGCAAGCGCCTTGCGCTGCGCCGCAGGATCACCATCAAGCGCAAAAAGCCCTTTTTGGTAAGACTCACTCAAAACCATAGGTGAGAAACCAACACCGCCAACCTCTGACGCATCAGCGTCAAGAGGGAATACGCAGGCAATCGACTGCGAAGCAATGCAGGCAATCAGCGCATGGATCACGATGCGGCACCTATAAGCGCCCAAAGCCCTGTGCCGATCTTTGCCGCGCAGCCCATCTTTCCGGGCGATATAGTGCTAAATCCGTTAACCTCAGACCCGCCGGCCCATGCAAAAATAACGCCGCCGCCGCCAGTGTTGATTGCGAAGTTCAGCGTTCCGACGGAAGCCGATGACAGCACGGTATATGTAATATCACCAGACTGTGTGAATGACCGGCATACACCATTGTCTTGCGCTGTTGCCGTGTGCGTGGCGCCAGACGTTGCGATAACGTCTAAACCGATTCCACTGACATCATAATCGGTCAACGTGACAGTGCCGTCTGCCGTTGTGATGGTCAGGTCATATCGCCCCGGCGTGACGTAGCAAGCGATGTTGCCGTTACTGTCGGCCGACAGCGGGTTAGTTGTCGTAGCGGTGCCGGCGCTGTTGCTGTACAGCGTGGCCGACGTTGACGTGCCCGGCAGTTTGACTGCCACCGTCGCGTCAGTGCCGACTGACAACGTGTTGCCGTCAGCCAGTATGGATAATTGGAAGCGTGCCTTCATCGGTCAATACTCAATGAATATGACGCCGTCGGCGCCGTTTACTTGCGTATAGATATTGTCCCCGCCAGCACCAACCGCGAGCGTCACCGTGTCGAGCCCGGTCACGCGGACAAGACGAACTTCGCCGTACTCGCCGGCCCCGCCCCGGTTGGTGGCTCCGGAGTCCCCGGCCCCGGCCCCGCCGTACCCGAAAAACCCCGGAGCAAACTCGACGTAATCCCCGAGCCGTGACGAACCGTTGGCGCGCCCGCTTTCTTTAATCGGGCAGTTTCCACCACTGCCAGCCGAGCCTATGGTAGACGCGCCGCTTCCGCCGCTTCCGCCGTTCGCGGTATACGTTACACCATCGTATGTGACTGTAGAGTCCCCGCCGGCACCAGCGGTCGGCCCCGCCCCGCTAGAACCACCTCCACCCCCGCCCTGCATGATAAACATCGCGGCGGTCACCCCGTCCGGCCACGACCACGACACGTCACCGGGATTTTTCTGTACACGTACCGGGACCTGAACAATCGGAGCGCCTGAGCCGCGTTGCGCTATTGCCTGCGGGTTATCACGAAGCGCCAACGCGTCAACAGACCTTGCCGGCTTCCCCGGCTCTAGGTTTGCGTCAGGTATGTCTGTCCATGATGCGGTCATTGCCAGTTATACCCCTGCGTCCCGTCCGGCATGAAGCCGTTATCTTCAGACCAATAGAACCCGGTGTCCTTTTCCAGCGTCGTGGCCACGGAATAATCCGTCGCGTCAGACTCCATCCAGTTGCCCGCGTTGCCGACGTACTGGAACGATACCGCTTCCAGTTCTACCAACTCGCCGGCCTTGATTTCCTTTGCGGATATTACCTCAAACCGGCGGTAAACGGGTGCGCCGAACTCGTCAACGATGTTGCGGTTCGCCACGGCCAGAATGCTGCCGATGCCGATGGCCCTGTCCTTGGCGTCCAGCCGTAGTTTCAGGTACTCAGGCGAGTCCTTGAACCGCTGCCCGATGATGGCATTCACCTGAATGGCATGGGCAGCCGACGGTATCCACCGGCTGTTTATTTCACGGATCTTCACGTCCCCGTACAGGTCGGCGGATTCTTCCGCCGTGCTTATCCGCACCCGCGTCGTTTGGTATCCGGTAGGCTTTTCCCGGTCAGAAACACCAGACTTTGGCAGGTAGGATGTCCATACCTCGGTGATGCGTTGGTCATTGTCAAACCACCGAACCACACTGTCAGCAATGTTGTGCTGATCGTCGTCAAGGTAATAGTCTGGACTCGCTGCCGGGCGGATGGCTGACAACTGTATCAACTGCTCCCGGTCATCCCACCAGTAGTAGGAAAGGGTATCCCGGCCCAACTCTCCGACCAGCAGGTCAACATCAGTCGGCTCTGTAATTAGCCCTGTCACCGGCAGTGCAGAAAGATACTGCGATCCAACCGCCTGCCAGTCGGACATCGGGATGAATGCCGAACTTACGCCGGCATAATTAACCAACAGGTCGTAGGCTACATCCCATGAATCAGCCGCCGTGTAACGCAAGCACAACTGCGCTAGCGTGTCATCATCGTGAGCCGCTGCCGTCGTGCTATCGGTTGCGCGTGTGACGGTTGAGAAAGTGACAGTGCCGTCGCTGTTCAGCGCCCGCGAGCCATACGTCATGCACTCATCGTCAATGCGCAGCGTTCCCGAAGATGGATAGTCAGTGAGCGACGCTCCCGTGATGGTCAGGCTAGTCTGCGAGTTATTCATCGCCGCATTCAGCACGCCAGTAGAACGGCGTGGCGCCTTTGCCCTGTCGCCGTCTGCGAGTTTAAGCGGGTCTTTCCCGGTGACCACAACCTTGCCGTTAGCATCCGGCGGGCTGATTCGCTCGATAATGTAGTGCCGGCACTGCATCGCGTTGATTGCCTGACCTACGTAGCCTTCATAAATCCGCAGCGCCCGCCCTTGATGGTACGGATTGCGCGCAAGCCATTTCGACCAGAAAGTTCCACGCGTTAGCGGGTCATAACTGCGCGTCGTAACATACGGGTCGGTCACGCGGTCAGGGTCGGGATGGTCTGCGAACGTCACCGATGCCGATGCGCGGTTGCCTAGCGGGCCTTGGTTTTTGTTGTTTGTCGCAATGTTGACCTTGCTCGAAGTGAGCGACACACCCTCAACGGACGGAATCACGTAGCCCATATCAGCGGGCACGTCTTGGTGATTCTCGCTGAACCGCAGCGTCAGCGTGCCACGGTTATAGTTCGCCGTGTCCTGACACTGCGCCCGCGTCTTGAAGCACTTGTACGTGCCAGCAGCCGTGCAGGGACTCACGCCGTATTCGTTCTGGCACAAGTCCTGATTTATCTCGACAATGACCAGCGGGATGCGGCCGCAAGTGTTCTCATCCATCGAAGCCGACCATATCAAAAGACACATCCATCAAAGTGCGTGTGCCATTCACAGGCGCAATGTCATCCTGCGTCCACACATACGCCACGTCATCATTGAACACCGTCGGACGCCATGCAAAAAAGAACGGATATTGCCGCGCCGACAGAACGAACGGGTCGAAGTAAGTCCGGTAGAACGTGCCAGACAGATTCTTGAACGATGCAGAACCGACAAGCCCGCGACGGATAATCGAACGGCCAAGCCAGTTCCCGCTGTCTGACTTGTTGTTGCTGATTATCGTCTGCCTGCTCAACGTGATGGGAGTCACGCCGCCATAGATTGCGCGCTCCATTGCTAGGGCTTCACCGAAATACACCACACCGATTGACGGTATGCCGGTGCCGGTGATGTACACGCGCCAATAGCGGGCCGTCACGTCGTTGAACAGGAACAAAATCGCGCTGTTATCGGCAGGTGTCTGCGGGTCGCTGCGGTCAGTCCACGTCACGTTGTCCGTGCTGGATTGGATCTTGACGGTGAATCCTTCCAGCGTGTGCGCCGCGATACCGACATAGTTCACGCCTGACGATGTATCGCCAATGTCCAGCGCGCACCATGCCGGCAGCGCGGTTGGCTTCCACTTGTCATAGGTCAGCGGGTTTTCCAGCGCAGCAACTTCACATCCAGCCGCAGACGTTGACGCCGACATAATGCCAGCGCCCTGAATGTTGTACGCATCCCAACCGATGCGCGGATGGTACGCGGTCACGGTTGGAGACCATCCTGTGCTGACGTAAATCATTACGCGAACCTCATTACCACCGCGCCGTCACGCTGCGCACGGTTTATCAATTCGACCAACTGCGCGCCGGTGAATATATCGTTCGGGTTTATTCCGCTGACAACAAACTCACGCGCCGCGCCGCCGCCGCCAACCGCCGCCGGAGTAGCGCCACCGCCGCCGCCTGCAATCGTGCTTGGTGCAGCAACAGAACCGCCGCCGCCCTTGCCGCCGAAGGATTGGTTTTTGATTGCGGAAACCTGCGCCATACCTGCGGCCAACTGCGCGCCGGCCATCGCAAACGAAATAGGCGGGGGATATGACGCAAGCGCCTTTGTCACACCCTCGTAAGTGTTGATGATGGCGTTCGTAATGCCAGCAGCCTTGTTCAACTCAAACATCTTCTTATTGCTGTTCGCCGTGCTGGCGGTCATCTCCGCAAGCGCACCGGCAACGTGCTTCACGCGGGCATCGCCGGTCATCTTCTCAAATGCCAGCCGCTGTTCCTGCCCGGCCTTTGTCGCCTGCGTGAGCAGAGATTGCTTCTCCCACTCCATTGCGACTTCGGTGGCTATCTCATCAGCCATCGCAGCACGACGCTGGGCAGCAGCAGCCTGTTCCTGTGCAACCCTAGCAGCCTCGGCATCGGCCTTCGCAGTATCTAGTGGCGCTTCCGCCGCTGCCGTCGCCGCTGCAACCGCAGGCGCAGCAGTATCTACCGCAGTCGCCGCCGCATTGTTGCGCGCCTCTACGGCCTTGGCAGCGGCCTCCGTGCTGGCCTTTTCCACATCAGCAACGAACTTATCCAACGCCACAGACGGCATCGGGTCGGTCATCAGTTTGTGTAACTCACCACGAGCCTCGGCAAAGTTACCCTTTGCGGAGACTGTCAGCATGTTGATCTGACGGATAGCGCCAGACATGTCGACGCCGGGCAGCAGGTCAATGAAATGCGCGAGGACGTTTGCCGCCGTCGTGACTGCTACGGTAATACCGTGCCAGATAACCTCCATGCCTTTCAGCACGGTCTGTATTCCTCTGATAGCGTCTGCAACAAAACCGGCAGTCTTAATCACGAACGAAAACACGCGCTCGGCTGCGCCTTGAAACCCACCGGTCTCTGTCGCAGTGTCCTCGAATGCCTTTGCGATACCTTCAATCAGCGGTGCGAACTTGATAGCCAACCTGTTGACGAACCCGTCGAACACCAGCGATATGCTGGACATGGCATCATTCGCGGCCTCGACCTTGGCCGCGTCGATATCTGACATGGCCAAGCCCCAAGCCTTTGTCTGTTCCGCAGCAATGCGCAACTGCTCTCCAGAGTCTTGCAGCATCGGCAGCATTTGCTGGCCGGCTTTCCCAAACAGGTCTTGTGCCAGTGCCGCAGCCTGCGTCTGGTCTTTCATTCCGCTGAACGTAGTTGCAAGCAACTGCATCCGATCTGCAAGCGGCATCTTTGCCATTTCTTCAGCGGTCACGCCAAACTGCGCGATAGTCTCCTGTGCTTTTTTGCTGCCGGCCTGCGCCTCACCCAGCGTGTTGTTCAACCGCTTGAGGTTGACCGCCATTTCTTCGGAGCCAACGCCAGCAAGGTCAGCCGCTCGCTGAATAGCAATCAGTTCGCCGTTTGTCGTGGCAAGTTGCTGCGCCAATTTCGACTGCGCATCAATCGCGTCCATCGCGTTCTTGACGAACGTCACGCCGATGGCAGCGCCGGCAGCAACAGCCGCTGCGCCAATCTTCGCCATATTCGCAACAGACTCACGCGCCTTGCCATCAAATCCGCGCAGGGCAGACTCGGCCTCGGCAATGCCTTTCTTGAGCGGCGCGGGGTTTGCGCCGATGGTGACGTTAATTCCCGACACTTCGCCGCGCCTCCCTCAATTCCTCTAACAGTTGGTCGTAGTCCGGCCCAACAGGCACAGGGTTTCGCGCATCGAAAATCAGCCAGAACTCGACCGGAGACATGCGCCAGAACTCACTCGGCTGCACGCTCCACATCCCAACCGCCACACCGTAGAACGCCGACCAGTCAATGCTCTCCGGTTCGGCGTCTACGCTTCGTCTTTTTTTGCGCTTGGCCGCTCCGGGAATGCAATGTTTGCCATCGTGTTGATAACGCCGATGGCATTGATGACGCCTTGCTCGGCCATCATCTCAGTCATAACAGCATCATCGTCAACCTTGACGCCGGCATTCCGCAGAACCGCACCGATGGTCATGCTCACCCGCGCAAACGGGAAAGACTCATAGTCACCGGACTCCCGCACGGAATTGACAAGCCGGCAAGTCTTGATAAAAGACAAGCCGACTTCTTCAAGCCGTGCGAGGCAACGCATGTCCACCTTCGCGTCATGCTCGCCACCGCCGAACGGGATTAAGACTGTCCCGGTCAGCATGGTTACGCGCTCGCAGCGGTGAAGGTGATCGTGCCGCTTGACTGGAACTCGGCGGTAAACTTCACCGCGTCGTCATGCGCGCCGGATTCTTCGTAGGACGCGATGAAGAACGAGCCGACCAGCGTGCTTCCGTCATCCCATGTCAGGGTCACGGTATCAAGCGCACGGTCAACGTCGAACGATGCCGCTTTCAGAATGTTGTCGTAAGCGACACCATCCACGGACACGTTGACTTCCGTCGTGCCAGCCTCGGCCAGCAACGTGCGCCAGCCGCTCGCGTCGTCGGTGGTAATATCTACCGGCGAACGGTTGACGCTCATGGATTTGTTCTGCACCCGAGCGATAGCAACAGCCGGGGAAGTCCCGATGCTAACCGTCAGCGAGCGACCGATTGATTCTGCCATTGCCTTACTCCTGTACGAGAATTACCCGGAACCGTTGAACCCCATGCCGCGTTAGCCCGTCCGGGTCTACGAACTGCTGCGCGGATTCCCACAGGCATAGGACTACATTATGCCTTATAACCGTCAGGCTTACATCATGCAATGCGTTATAGATCGCCTGCTGTATTCGCTTTGTCTCGCCAAGCCCCCTGAATCTTGACCATGTGTGTATCTCCACAACAGCCTCAAACCCATGGCTATCGTCTGTGTCCCATTGTTCTTCTGAGTCCGCCGCGAAGGTCACGTATGGGAATTCTTCATCTTGTGGCGTTGCGTCATATACCCCGGTGACCTGAGCCATCAGCCGCTCGCTTCCAGTCAGCGCAAGGTAAACAGCGCGCTGCAACCGCTCAAGCGTGTTGTATTCCGAGACAATGACAAACGGGCTGACGACTGGCATTACTTAAACCTCACCTTGGCACCTTCAACGCCCATCTTCTTCACGGCATTGCGGATGCGGGAATTCATGCCGGCATAAAACTGTTTACGATATTTCATCACGGTACGGACAAGCCACGGGCGGCGCTTCATGTGGCGCGTGCCATATTCCAGCATCTTGCCGTAGTCCAACGGTGTTCCGATGCGAACGATCAATTCACCCTGCTTTTCCTTGTAAAGCGAGGCGTACAGGTCGCCGCTATCCTTGTGCGGGGCGTTGTCGGGCTGCGATGGCTCGCCGCCGCCGGACTGGTTCACGACCTTTTGCACGGCACGATACGCACGGCCTGATACCTTTTCGATCTGGTCGGCGGCTATGCGCTCAATCTCTCCTGTGATATCGCGCAGGTTGCCGATGGTTTCCGCCGTTCCGGTGATTTTAATCTCGATCATGTTGCCACCCCGGACTCTAGGTGCAACTCCAGCCACTCGCTGCGGGCGTTCAGGTTCAGCGCGGCGCGGATATTGTACGGTTGTCCACCGTAGGAAACCCGGTGCTTTGTTGTCACGTCGTCACGGTAGCGGATGATGCACTTATGCGTGACCGGCGATAGCACTTGGCCCTGCGCGTAAATCTCACGCCCTGACAAGGGGAACAAGTCACCCCATACGGTAGCCAATTCCGCCCAAGTGTGCGTAAAGCCGCCAAGACCGTCGGCGGTTTTCGTCAGCGTCTGAATGGTCACCCGCTGCCGGAGTGAGCCGATGCGGTTGCGCTGGCGAGACTCGGCCATTACATGCCCATCCCTACGCGGTACGGGGTCAGCAGGGCCATAGCGGCGCGGTTTTCAACAATGGTGGCACCGACTACCTGCGCTTCCCGGTTTTCGTACAGGTCACCAAGCGTCAACTTGATCGCGGCCAGCACGGCAGGGTCAGGCAGCACGGCAGGCGATGCGCCTGCATCAGGGCCGGCAATGACGGTCACCGTCAGGCGGGAACCGCCAATCGGCCACGCCACCGTGGCGTCGGTCATGCGAATCTCGCGCCGCGTATTATCGACCGTCACGTCAGACGATGCTACCGATTCCTCGGTGCCGTCGGCGGCAAGGTATGTCCACGACTCAAGCGACGTAACGTCCGGAAGAATCTCCAGCCCCTTGCCGTCCGCCGGGAATTCGTCGGCAATGATGGCGAACTCGGCAGACGCAAACGACCGATTGCAGTAAGACTCCGCAGCCGAACGGGAGGCGCTAATCAGGGCCGTTATCAGGTCATCGTCTGCGTCTACTTCAACGCGCAGGTGCGCCTTTGCCTCATCCAGCGTTAGCGGCTCTGCCGTCGGATTGGTCAGCCTGCGGTAGATAACAGCCATCACGCCCCCGGAATAGGCGGCACTTCCCAAGGTCGGGGCCGCCCGTGGAAATATACCACAACAGGACGCGGACTAGGCATAGCAAATGGCTGCTTGCCCATCGCTGTGCAGTGCCCTTTATATGACGCGCACTCGCTCACCTTGTAGGTGTCGATATTCGGCAGGCCGATAGTGTCGCGGATGAAGCCCTGATCGCCCCACTTGCTGGTTGTTTTGTACTCGGCAATGAATCGTGCCGGGTTAGCCTTGAACCGGCTGTACACGTGCGAGTAGTCCCCGCGCCACGACATGATGCCGCTGCCAACGTCACCCGGCTTGTTCAGGCGCGCAAGCATGGTGAACCGCTCACGCAGCAACGGCGCAGGATCTGCGATGAATGTAGTGTCAAGGTCAACGTACAGAACCGGGTCAGGGTAGGAGAATCGAAACGCCTCGATTTTCGACCACCATCCCGGCCAGTCGTGAATCAGCGGAACTCGTTCGCACGGCACAGGCACATCGGAAAAGCACACCAGACGCGCATCGGAATGACGTGCAAGATTATCACGCAAGGCTTCCACATTGCCCGGCCCGTAGTCGGGGCCGCCGGATTTAAGGACGCAGATAACGAACATGGATCGCCCCCTTCGGTCAACGCGCGTGGTGAATCAGCACCGCGCCGGCATTGGCATTGCGCAACAGGAATGAGTCGTAAGAGTCCGCCGGAAAGTGAAACCCGAGCGCGTACATGGAGACGGCAAGGTCAAACAGATAGTCAGGTTCCGGCTCGCTGCAAGGGTTCCACGTCAGCGTATGGCACGGCATCCGGCTTGCCGTCGTTGCTAGGCTCGCGTACCCGGCAGCCTGTTGCTGAAACCCGTGCCCCATGCCGCCGGACTCGGTGTCGATTAGCAACACGGATTCCGCACGGTAATGCCGGCACAGCAGCGCGTCAGCATGGCCGTTGCCCGGCCCGATTGACACAATGCGGCGCGGTCGAATGTCGCCGGCAGCCTCGATAAACGCCGCAACGTCTTGCTCGATTTCTGCCAGCGCCTCGGCAATGTAGGCGTCACGCGACGGGCCAAGCGCCATTACCAGACCTGACGTATCACCAGTTCGTGTCCAATGTGCCAACGGGGCCTTGCCGCAGCGGGTAATGAATGGCCTCGTGCGCTGTAGTATCAGGTTGACCAGTTCGGCATCACCCATGCGTGAATACCAGATTCCGCCCGTCGGCCTTGCTGTATGAATACCCGCGCTCGCCCATCCATGCCGTAAGCACGTCTGACTGCGCATCGGTCAGTGCCTCGCATATCACCACCGGACGGTCGCGCAGAATCACCGCCTCAGCGCCACGAAGCACCGCTGCCTCCGCGCCTTCCACGTCGATCTTGATCGCGCACACCTTACGCGGCTCGGTCAGCGGTCGGCAGTCAACGTGTATGCAATGCGCACCGGCTCGCGGCTTGAACCGCCCGGCGCTTGTCATGTCGTGTTTCGTGTAGAACTCGCGCCGCTCTACCTTGTCGCTGATCGCGTACCGGCTGCAATCAACCGACACCATGTTCCGCACTACGTTGTCACGCAGCCGGCTGAACATCGTCGGGTTGGGTTCGTAGGCCACTGCTGTGCAGCCGGCCTTCGCGGCAATGATCGCATACAGGCCGGAGTATGATCCGACATCTATGGCGACCTCGCCGGGCTTCAATGCGGCACGCCACTCGGCGATGCTTTTAGGCTCAAACAAACCGTCGCGACGGTAGTTGAATACCACCCGGTCACCGTCATCGTACAGGTCAACGCCGTAAACGATCATTCTGTATCCCCTAGCCATTGCTCAACGGTTGTGCGCTGGATAGCGCCAAGCGCACTGACGGTCCGTATGTCTACCTGACAGCGCGCAGACTCGAACAGCATCGGCAGGTGTGACATGTCGTTGGGCTGCTTCCCGTCGCTAACACGGGCCGTCTGCGTGCCGTCAATGCCGACTAGCAGAACATGCCGGAACCCTAGATGATACGCCAGCCCGAGCGCACCCCATCCGCTGTTGCCGGTATGCACCGCGCCGGGGTCCTCGCACAATCCGGCAACGCAGCCCCACCGCCAGAACCACCACGCGGGCGTATATCGTGGCAGCGGTTCCGCCCCATGCCAGACGATACGACGCAGCCGCTGCACGCCAGCAGGCAGCGCCGTTGCGTCATCGCAGGCGCAGTAATACGTCACGCCGGCGCGTTGCTTGCGCATCAGGTCGAACGATGCCGGATTAGGGTCAAGAGAAAACCAGTAATCCGCACGCGGCAGCCAAGTGATCGCACGCTTGACGGCAATGACCGGCACACCATCCGGCGGCACAAAACCAGCCGCGCTCGGGCCGTCACCGACGATTATGCAACGCATCCTCTAACCTCATCCGTGGGAAGCACGTCAGCGCGGTTTCCCGCGATGCGTTGACAATCTCTAGCCCGACCTTTTCAGCATCGCGTGCCAATTTCGGGAAAGCCCGCTGCCAGCAAGCCAGCCCTGTGGCGTTGTTCAGTCCTCGCGGATGGTCACCAAACCAATGCCGCTTCCCGCCTGTGAACTGGCAGTCGTATCCCAACAATACCACCCGAGCCGCACCCCATGTATAGGCCAATCCGACGGCCTGATACCCGGAGTTGTTGCCGTGGAAGATCATATCTTGCTCAAGGCATAGCCCCTCGCGCGACTGTGCCGTGATGTGGTTCAACTTGTAATCCCGAGCGGCGCCCATGTCCTGCGTCCACATCTCGCCGGCAAAGTCTCGCCGCAGCACGTCAATGTGGCGCTTGTACCACGGTGCATCGCAGGCATACACAACGTCAGCCCACGGACACAGCCGGTAGTTGTCGTTTACAACAATGACTCGCCTTTCGGCTTCCTGCCCCTGCGCCGTTTCGGCGGTTCCTCTACCTTCGTCTCGTAGCCGCCAACGTCGGACGGTTTCGCAATCATCGGCGGAAAGACTGGGGCCGGAGGCGATACAGACAACGGTTGCGCCTCGCCACCGGCCTTCGGCTTTGGGGCCGTTGCTGTGGCCTCGGCCTGCATGGATATAGCCGCGCCAGCAGCAA